ACAAAATTATTATTGAAGGTTCAGGAAGTTCACAATTACTATTAACTAAAGATAATGTTGTAAGCGAAGTTAAATTACAAGGTGAAAGTAAATCTGAAAAGTATAACCGAGTTATAGGAACATTTACTAACCCAGAAAAAGATTATCAATCAGATACAGTTTCTTTTCCACCATTTGATGATTCTGCATTACCAGTAGAAGATCAACACGCAACAATGTTAAGTGATGATAACAATACTTTATTAGAGAGAAGTTTTGATATGTTACAAGTAACTTCTCCATATCAAGCTGAAGAAATTTGCGAGAACATATTAAAAAGATCAAGAAACAATTTAAAAGCAGAAGTAACAGTAACTTCAGAAGCACTTAATTTATCTATTGGAGATATAGTAACAGCTACATACGATACAGCAGGTTTTAGTGCTAAACCTTTTAGAGTAATGTCTTTAGCTATTAATTCAGATTCAACAGTAACTCTTGGCTTAGAAGAACATCAAGATAACTTTTATACTTGGGAAGAAAAAGGCGAAGCACCTACAATAGCTGATACAATACTTCCTAATCCTTTTTCTGTATCTGCACCAGTTTCAGTTACTCTTAGCGACCAACTTATTCAATATTCAGACGGAGTTGTTATTACTGCTCTTGATGTAACAATCGGTGCATCACTAGATAACTTCGTGGACTACTATCAAGTAGAATATAAATTAAGCACAGATTCTACTTACCAAGTATCTGGTCAAGTCAAAGGATTAAATCATAGAATACTAAACGTGATAGATGGATTAATTTATAACGTAAGAGTAAAAGCATTTAACACATTAGGAGTACAATCTAGCTATACTTCTGCAACTAGAACTATTATTGGTGGAACTGCTTTGCCAAGTGATGTTGAGGATTTTGCTTGTAACATTGTTGGACAAGATGCACATTTATCTTGGCAACAAATACCAGATTTAGATTTAGCTTATTATCAAATAAGATATTCAACACAAACAAGTGGTGCTTCTTGGATTAACTCAGTTTCTTTAGTTGAGAAAGTTGCAAGACCAGCTACTTCAGTTACAGTTCCAGCAAGAGTTGGTTCTTATTTAATCAAGGCAGTGGATAAAGCTGGTAACTTATCTGTTAATGAATCTATTATAGCTACAAACTTATTAAGTATTGGTAATTTTAATGCAATTACTACACAAACAGAATCTCCTACATTCGCAGGAACTAAAACTAATTTAACTTTATCTGGTGGAGAGATAAGAATTACATCTTTAGCAAGTGAAGGTGTTTATTTATTTTCAGCACCAATAAATTTAGGTGCAGTATTTACATCAAGGGTTACAGCATCAATAACTCAATATGCAGAAAACATAACTGATTTATTTGATAGTGGTAGAGGATTTACTTTATTTGATGATGCAACTGGTTCATTTGATGGAGATGCACCAACATTTACTAATGCACATTTAGAAATTGCAACTTCTGATGATAATATAACTTATACTTCGTTTAGAAACTTTGTTATTGGAGATTACACAGCTAGATATTATAAATTTAGATTAAGATTATCTTCTTTAGATGGTGTTTCCACTCCAGTTGTTACAGCATTATCAGTTACAGTTGATATGCCAGATAGAATATTTAGTGGTAATGATATTGTTTCAGGAACAGGAACTTACTCAGTTACCTTTACTTTACCATTCTATTCTGCTAATTATGCAGTTGGTATTACTGCACAAGGCATGGCGACTGGAGATTTTTTTGAATTAACAAGTAAAACTACTTCAGGATTTTCAGTAGCTTTTAAAAATAGTTCTGGTACTGGAATATCAAAAACATTTGATTATATAGCTAAAGGTTACTAGATAGATTATGGCACAACACGATTACATTATTTCTAATGCTACATTCCCAGCAGTAAGAACAGATATTAATAATGCACTATCAGCAATTCAAACAACAAATTCAGGAACATCAAGACCAACAGGTGCAGTAGCTGGTCAGCTTTGGTTAGACACAACTTCTGCAACCACACCTACATTAAAATATTATGATGGTGCTGACGACATTTCTTTAGCAACTATTGACCATTCTGCTAACACAGTAAATTGGTTGGATTCAACAGTATCAATTACTGGACTATCAACAACTGCAACAGGAACAGTTTTAACACTTTCAGATTCAGTAAATACAACAACAGTAAATTTAATTATAGACAATCAAAAAGAAATTCGTTTTAGAGAAACAACAGCTAATGGAACAAACTATGTAGCATTAAAAGCACCAGCTAGTGTTAGTGCTGATTTAACTTTTACTTTACCTGCAACTGATGGAACTTCTGGTCAAGTTCTTCAAACAAATGGTTCAGGAGTTTTATCTTTTGTAACTGTAACTGCTGATGGAACTGCTGATTGGGACACATCTGTTAAAACAACAGGATTTACTGCAACTGCTAATAAAGGATATTTTTGTAATACAACTTCTTCAGCATTCACAGTAACATTACCTGCAACTCCAAGTGCTGGAGATGAGGTTATAGTTTTAGATTATGCAGGAACTTTTGATACTAATGCACTTACTATTTCTCCTAATGGAAATAAAATAGAAGGTGGAGTAGTTAATTTACAATTAACTGGGGAAAGAGAAGGTGCAAGATTAGTTTATATAGATTCAACACAAGGTTGGTTAGCTTATTCAGGAATTAATGAAGGAACAGATGCTTTATCACCAATACCTCCTTATAATGCAGAATTTTTAGTAATAGCTGGAGGGGGTGGAGGAGGTGCAGGTACAGATGCTTCAAGTGTAAGAGGTGGTGGTGGTGGAGGTGCTGGTGGATATAAAAATTCTTATTTAACAGAATCATCTGGTGCTAATAGTTCTTCTTTATCTGCTTTAAGTTTTAATAAAGGAACTGTTTACACTATAACTGTTGGTGCTGGTGGTGCTGGTGGTTCTAATGGAAATGGTACTGTAGGAAATAATAGTAGTATTTCTGGTTCTGATATTACTACAGTAACCTCTGATGGAGGTGGTAGAGGAGGAACGAGCAATACAAGTGGTGGGAATGGAGGTTCAGGAGGTGGTGGAGGATCACCTAGTAGTGGAGGTTCTGGTACAGCTTTACAAGGTAGTAATGGTGGTAGTGGTGCAACTAACACAGGAGGTGGAGGTGGAGGTGCTTCTGCTGTAGGTGGAAATGGTTCAGGTAATAGTGCAGGTGGTAATGGTGGAAATGGATTAGCTTCTTCTATAACAGGTTCTTCAGTTACAAGAGCAGGTGGAGGTGGAGGTTCTACAACATCATCAGGTGGTACTGGTGGAACTGGTGGTGGTGGAAATGGTGGAGTTGGTGGTTCTTTGAATGGAACAAATGGTACTGTTAATACTGGAAGTGGTGGTGGAGGTGGTGGAGAAAATAATGGAGGAACTGTAACTGGAGGAAGTGGTGGAAAAGGAGTTGTGATACTTCGTATAGCAACTGCTAATTATTCTGGTACTACAACAGGTTCGCCAACTGTTACAACAAGTGGTGCAGATACAATATTAGTTTATAACGATTCAGGAAGTATAACAGGATAGTATATGGCTTATTTTGCAAAATTAGGTGCTGGAAATATAGTAGAACAAATAATTTCTATTAATAATTCTATAATTACAGATGCTAATGGATTTGAACAAGAACAATTGGGTGTAGATTTTATAAATAATCTTTATGGAACAAATGATATTTGGAAACAAACTTCTTATAATAATAGAATTAGAAAAAATTATGCAGGGATAGGTTATACTTATGATGAAAATAGAGATGCTTTCATATCACCTAAACCTTTTAACTCTTGGATATTAAATGAAGATACTTGTAATTGGGAATCACCAGTTTCTAAACCAGAATTAACACAAGAACAAATAGATAATGATAGCTATTATAAATGGAACGAAGAAATTTTAAATTGGGAGTTAATTAATGGCTAAACGTAATGGTGGTATAATTGGTAAAGTAAATACTCCAACAGTTTCAAAAGCAGTAGGAGTATGGAGATTACAAGATCAATTTAATGCTAGAAAAAATAATATCTGGCCAGGTCAACCTTATTCAGTAGATTTTTTAGTCGTAGCTGGCGGTGGTGGTGGCTTTGCTGGTGGAGGTGGTGCTGGAGGTCACCGAAGTGGAACAGAAACTTTAACACCAGGAGTTACATATACAGCTACAGTAGGTGCTGGTAGTCCGTCTGTTGCATCTGGTAACAATTCTGAATTATCGGGAACTGGAATAACAGCTATTACTTCTACTGGTGGTGGTAATGGTGGTTATAATGGTGGTGCTGGTGGTGCTGGTGCTAATGGAGGATCGGGTGGTGGTGCATCTGCTGTTTATAGTAGTCCTCCTGCTGCTAATGGTGGACTTGGAAACACACCAAGTACATCACCAAGTCAAGGAAATAATGGAGGTAACTGTTTAGCTAATAATACTAATGGTGGTGGTGGAGGTGGCGCTAGTGCAGTTGGTTCAAACTCTGTATCTAATACAGCTGGTGGTGCTGGAGGTAATGGAACAGCTTCTTCAATAACAGGTTCTTCAGTAACAAGAGCTGGTGGTGGAGGTGGTTCAGGAATAGGTCCAAATGCAGGAGCATCTGGCGGAACAGGTGGTGGTGGTAATGGTGAAAATAATGGAGCAGCACCTAATGTTAATGGTACAGCTAATACTGGAGGTGGAGGAGGTGGTGGTTATGCTGTAGCTATTGGTGGTGGAGGTTCTGGTGTTGTAATTTTATCAGTTCCAACTGCAAGATATACAAGTATAACTACAGGAAGTCCAACAATTACAACTTCAGGAAGTAATACTATAATTCAATTTAACGGAAATGGGAGTTATACAGCATAATGGCACATTTTGCAAAATTAGATAATAACAACGTAGTAATAACAGTTGTTTCTGTTGTTAATGAAGTAATAAAAGATTCAAATGGTATAGAACAAGAACAACTTGGAATAGATTTTTTAAGAAATTTAAATAACGAGCCAAACGCTATTTGGAAACAAACGTCTTATAATAAAAATTTTAGAAAAAATTTTGCAGGAATAGGTTATAGATATGATGAGCAAGAGGACGCCTTTATTCCTCCTAAACCTATAGTTTTACCAACAGGTTAGAATAACAACAAGTTATAAATTTAACTTTACAAAATATCTAAAATAGTTTAAAAAAAGTTAGAATGTCAGAAGCAGTTATTAACGGAATATTTCCAACGCCTATCTATATGTCTAAATTAGATAGAAAATTAACACCATTAGAATTAAAATTTGTAGAAAAATCTAAAAAAGATTTTTATAAAAATGAAGGAAATATTACATCTAATAATAATTATATTTTAAACGAAAAACCTTTTGCCAATATTA